GCCCTTCTTCCTAGCCACATTCGCCCTGAACATAGGCAGCGCCGTATTGGCTAGAAACACATTCTCAGCTTCAGTGGCGCTGTATGGATCATCCACATACGCAGCGATCTCGTCATCAATTGTCTTCGGGTTGACCACCAGCGGCGCAGTCCCCGGATACGTTGCCCAACTGTCTGCTGACTTCTGATCTGCTAGGTGCCGGGTGTTATCATACATATGCCAGTTGTTCGATATCTGCGTGAACCGCCCGACCGGGATGCCGATGCGTGCGGCAAGGTATTCTTGCAGGATGGTAATGTGTACGACGTTGGCCCCGTAGCAGCCCCATACGATGTCGTTGGAGCGTGCTATCGTCGTTAGGTCCAGCACGCCTTCGCGTACTCTTAGGCAGATATTCAGATTACATGGGCGATCCTTTAGCACCATAAAGCCAAGATCGACTTCTGCGTCCCACATCTGGATAACCGCCTGCCGACTCGTAGGATCCCTTGTCAATATATCGACGCATATATCCAGCTGGTCAAGACCGCCGCCGCTCGCGGAACTTATGTTCTCGAAATGGTCCCGCCACCTATAGCCATACGCACCGTGCATATTACCGTCAGACTCTGCGTATCTCTCGCTGAAATCACTGACGAATTGATCGAGCCACGTTGCGTCCCTATATCCGGCAAGCATCCACAGTGATTCGTGCAGATGGAAGATAGGGTTCGCGTCGCGCTTAGGGTCGAGGAGCACCCGCTCAGTAGGATTGCTGTAGATAGTGATGACAGGATAAGGCGCAGCACGGACAGGTCCATTTCTTGAGTTCTCTACCTGACCAACATGATCGATCAGGGATATGGCCTGTTGCCACGCGTCGTTCACATTACGGGCGTATATGGTTCTCATCATATTTACCTTCAACCATTCCGTGGAACTTTCTGGTGATAGGAGAATTTCTTGCCACTTCGGAGTGTCCCACATGATCCCTATCGTCCACGAGGGAAAAGGCCGCAGCGGTGTCTTCTCCATTTCCTTTTTCATAACCCAAGAAGCTCCATCACGCGAGCATGGGCCTCTGGCCGTTGCAGCTCTTCCACCTTGACACCCTTCGCCCGGTTAGACTTGTTGGTCACGAGCAGGGTATGGTGCTTCGCGCGGGTATTCTCTTCATTCAGTGGTTTGGCTGGATCTAGAGGCTTTGGTGGCTTCCGCCCCTTCGACAATCGTAGGGCTACTTCCGCCGCATGCTTAGCATGTCGAAGTGCATCACGTGTCGCTCGCCGCTTATTCTCCGAGGCGAGACAATCATCTAGTGGTGTAGCCAAATACACAACCGTCAAGCCGGGTATGCGCTTCAGCCGCTCCACACCGTAAGAGCTGACCATTAGTCCTTCGAACAACACATTTTGCCCCATCTTCGCCTGCTGTATAGCGAACCGTTCTACATCGTCAGCAGCCCCACTCCAGTTGAGCGCGTCACAGCCGCCGCAGGTGGCGTCATAGCGCCCGATCAGCGTAACCGGGGGAGCCTTCCAGACGTACGCGCCAGTCTTCCACTTGGATGGATTCTCGTCTGGGTTGCCTAATTTCACTTGTTGTGCCGCCGCGAGACCACCGCAAGTGGCGATGACTTGCTCAGCTATCCACGTTTTCCCGCTGCCCGATGTTCCCCGTAATAGGACGACGCTCATAGTACGTGTTCTCCAGATAGTTGACGAAGAATTTGTTTACCAGAGCGCCTCGTCGCACGGACTTGATAGCCGAGACAGCCTCCGCCCCCGTTATACCCTGTAACCGTATCAGTGCCAATGCTGATATTAGGCCAGAGCGGTTCTTGCCGCCCCAGCAGTGACTAAGGACACAGCCGCCTCGGTTGATCTCCTCGACTACGAGAGTTGCGGTTTCTTCCGCCGCCCTTGCAACATGGCCGTGGATTATGCCGTCAGGTAGCGAAATGTGCTCGTACCATTTGACCCGTTCTTGGACCCGTGGATCGGCCGTATGCCACAGGTTGACAACGGCGGTCACTTTGTACCGCTCGATGAGTGCAAGGACCTCAGCGTCGGTCAGCTGGTGCGTACGCGCCGATTGCAAGAGCTTGCCCGGCAATATCTCGTATATCTTCATGGCCACTTCACCGGGTTCTTCATATCTGTGGTTGACTTGAAATCGTAGAGCATATCGGTCCACGTGTAGTGGTGGCGATTCAGGCACTCAGCAACCGTTTCGCGTGGCTTGTCCCAGCCCCGCATTTCACCCAAATGGTGATGCGGGAATAGCTTACTGCGTGCGCGCCAGATATCTGAATTATGACCCCATTGCTCCTCGGCCTTTCGCGCATAACCTAGTTCGCTATCCAGCGATCGCCCCGGATATTGCTTCTTCTTTTCCCAGCTCTCCCGATATTCGCAGAGGAGCACCTGCAACTGGAACATATCTATGTCCACGTTGAACTCGCTCTTCAACAGATCGATTGCATCGACACAGCTGGCGTGCGCGTGCTTGAGCGCCGCAGACGAGTTATCCTCATTGCCTAAATTCCGGTCGGGGAAAATGTAGCCAAGAGTATGGCGCGGCGACCATGCGTCTTTCGGGCGTATATCGGGCGTGACGACAGGTAGGAGATGGAACCGCCGCAGGTACTCGATTAACTTGATAGCAGCATAGCGCCCGACCGTGGGTATCTTATTAACGCGGGTCCATACGACCTCATAGGCGTCGTGTGGGTCCAGGCTGGCGCACCGCGCTCGTAGGGCGAGCCAATCGTCCCGTATGAACCGCCTAGCCCCCGCTAAATAGCCGTCTATCTGAAAGGCACGCCTAGCCGCACGCCGCTCCATGCGGGTGATAATTTTCTTATCGGTATAGGCTTGTTCCAGCCACTGCGTCAACGCTGCTGGGTTATGCTCCGCCTCAGCGAGCGACCAATGCTTCCACATGATCTCGCCATAGGGAACGTTATAGACGCCGATGTAACAGAACGCTCGCCACAGCTGCTCGGCCTCTTCAGGCATATCTACCACCGCCATTTCGGCGACGGTAGGTAGCTGGGAATCCGGCCCCCCGGACTTGAGTTCCCATACACAGAATTCCGCAAAGAAATGGCGGTGGTCTTCAACTGTAAACATCAGCGTTCCCCAAATCCATCGACCCACATGTCGAGCATATTCCGCGCATCATTGTCTGGAAGTTGCACAGGCGGCGACTTCATGTAATATGCTGACGGCGGATGCAGCACACCCTTCTCGTTACGGTCCTGCGCTACGGCAATGCAGCGGATCGCATCCATGACCACGCCAGCAGAATTGGGTGAATCGTGCACTTCCATCTTAACTTCGATGCTCATAGGCGCACCACCGAAGCCTTCACCCTCCAGCCGAATATGTGCCCACTTGCGATCCTTCAGCCACGGAACATGGTCGCTCGGCCCTACATGGACGTCGTCTTCCGGGAGTTCCACGCCCATCACCGAAGTGACCGCCTGAGTTTTCGAGATCTTCTTGGTCTTCAGCCGCTCGCGCTCCAGCATATTGAGAAAGTCGGTGTTACCCCCTACGTTCAGCTGGCTCGTGCGTAGGAGCTTCACGCCGCGCTCGTGCATAAGGACGGCCAGCGTACGATGCACGATCGTAGCCCCCACCTGCGACTTGATATCGTCACCTATGGCGACTACCCCGGCGCGAAGGAACCGATACGCCCACGATTCGTCAGAGCAGATGAACGTTGGCATACAATTGACGAAGCCCACCCCCGCCTTGATAGCCGACTCGGCGTAGAACCGCGCCGCTTCCTCGGAGCCAACTGGGAGATAGTTGACCAGCACATCCGCTCGCCATTCGGCCAGCATTGACGGCACATCTACAACCGGCTTAGCACTCTCTTCCAGGGATTCCCTGAGATACTTCCCGAGACCATCCATAGTTGGTCCGCGCTCAACTCGCGCATTGGAATGGATAAGCTCATCGTCGCCCACAAGTTGCATTGTGCAGTTAGGATAGGCGAAGAGCGCATCGTCTACGAGTGCGCCCACCTTATCTTGGGTAACGTCAAATGCCCCTACGATCTCGATATCTGCTGGCTTATAGCCGCCGAGGACGGGCGTGATAAGCCCATCCGAATCGTTACGATTGCCGTAATAAGAAATGCCCTGGACTAAAGACGAGGCACAGTTGCCCACCCCTACCAAGGCGACCCGAATCTTACGCATATGATTCTCCGCTTTGAATGAAAATGAATAGGCGGTGGTTTCGGAGAGGCACTCACAAAACCACCGCCCATAGTCAGCCTGCTACCACCCCCCTATGCCCGCAGCGGCCGACTATCCGTATATTCTGTTGCGTGCTTGTTAGCACATCGTTCAGTGAACTCTGCATCAGCCTCTTCCAGCGTCCTATGGTAGTGCCCCCAGTAGGTTTCGCTATCATCACCCAAGTTCACCTGCCACGTGACCCAAGGGGTCACTTCGTTATGGATCAAATGAACCAAGATGATATCGACTTCGTCATGCGGAAGAGCCGCCCGTTTCAAGATCTCCCGCGCCATTAGTGATCGTCCATCATTAACGGCGCGAATACGTGATTGACAAAATCGCCAGTCACGAACGTCCCAACGTAATCCCCGGCTGCGTCCAGCGGCAGCGGGTGGCCCGTGCCTACCATAACAATTGCGCGCTTCACCTTGGGCTGCGTAGGGTCCACCATGAACCACACTGACAATCGGCCCGTAGGGTCAGCGCCGACCGTTAGCGGCTTCGCGCCCTTGGGTATCTCATGTACGGTCACCGCATCTGGCTTGAGAAGATATTTCCAGACCGTGCCGGTCGTAGGTAGTTCGGGTCTCATGTTCATGTCCTTGCCTCTCTTTTAACTATTTACAGTGTACCCTGCGTCGCCTCATTGCGCTACCAAAATCTTATCGCGTTACGCTACCTCCTCGGTTACTTTCTTAGCCACCGGCTTGAGGTCCTCAGGGGTCGGCAGGCGGACGTCTACGAGGACCTCCTGAGCGCGGGTGACGGCAACGTAGCACAGGTTGATTTCCTGCTCCTGCTGCCACTCCTGCACCGCACGGGGCGAAGGCATGATTTCGCCACGGCCCAGGATGTGAACAACCGGCCACTCGAGACCCTTTGACTTGTGGACCGAGCTAAGGATGATCAGCTCGCGAGTATTGGAAGTCGTGGTACCATCAGGCAGCGCCGTGACGATCGTATCAGCGAACATACCCTCTACCATCGCCGCCATCTCGGCTACGGTCTGCAGGCCGCGCTCACGGGCACGCTCCAGAAGGCAAAGCATGGTGGCGTATTTGTCCTCGTGACGAGCCAGCTTGGCTTCGTCCATCTTAGCCGCCGCCGCGATCTTCGCGATTTCCCGGTCGTTCCACTTCGTAAGGCGACCCTCATAGGCGTCCAGCGTCTTGACCTTCCAGCGACCAACCAGCGTGACGAGGCCTTGGCCGATTTCACGACCCTCGATTTTGGCAGGCTTGCCTTCGCGGATAAGGCGGAAGCAAAGTTCGACCAGCGGAGCGTTGGTACGGCAGAGAATCGCCTGACCGGGGGATACCGTTTCGAGCATCTCGCGGTAGGTTTTGGTCAGGACCGAACCTTCCTGCGCGGTGGCGGCGGGCTGGATGTGGCTGACATACTCGTGAGCTACGGCAACAACCGCCTTGGGGCAGCGCCAGCTAACCGAGAGAGACAACGTGACAGCCTTGAAGAGATCCCGGATAAGGCCGAGCGAGCGATTGTCCGCCCCGGTGAAGCCGAAGATAGCCTGATGGGGGTCGCCGACGGCAACCAGACGGCCCGTGCCCGGACGGAGCATACGCTTGGCCATTTCGCGGCGCACCGCGTTGGTATCCTGGGCCTCGTCGATCAGGACCCAGTCCTTGGGCCAAAACTTGAGCTTCAGCAGCAGAGGCATGTAGCACTGATCGTCGAAGTCAACGACCGAACGCTGCTTGTTCGAGAGCTTGAGGAACCGGTCAGCGTGCGCGACCAGCTTATTGATTTCGTAGTCGTCGGGGAGACGGTCGGCTACGTCGTAGCGATTGATCAGCTCGACCCAGTAGGCTGGCTTGACCTGCTCGACCAGATTAACAACGTAAAAGCCGGTCTGCTTAGCGAGCGAGACCAGCTGGCAAATGGCCGAAACTTCACCTGCCTCAGGAATGTAGTTTTCCTCGGTGAACGCGGCTTCGACGATCCAGCGAACCTTGTCCTTATCGACCTGCGGGTTGTGCTCCTTGAGTGCATAGCGCAGGGTTGACCAACCGGCCGAGTGGAATGTCGCGGCGTTCTTGCCGTTCGCGCCCTTGTCCTCAAGACCCATGGTTGCGAGCCGCGCCTTCAATTCAGCACCCATCTTCGAGTTGTACGCGCCGAGAAAAACTTCGCCCTTCATGCGGCGGACGGCTTCGACGAGGGTGGTGGTTTTGCCTGCACCGGCAACCGCTTCGAGGACGCACGAGCCGTTACCGGTCTCGACCCAATCGAGAAAAGCCTGCTGCTCGGCCGAGGGAGTGAAAATTTTGAGAGTGGACATTGGAAGCTCCGAGGAAACTGGAGCCGCACATGCGGCCCCCATGTCCACGTTCTAGCCCATATGTTTGCGCTTGTAAAGCAGAATTATCCCGCTTCCGCAACTTTGTTTGGGTAATCATGTAGGTGATATAGCCCCGACCCGTTGCGTAGAACATGTTTGGTCATGCGCATATTGTAGAGCGCATTCCAAACCATTTTTTCGGTCACTTCGGGATGGGAACCGTGCACCCTATTTGCGATTGTCTTGGAGCTTGCCGGCTCCGCGATATCCAGCATAGCAGCAAAGATAGCTGCACGAGTACCTCCCCTTGGTGCCGTGCGCTTCATCTTTGGCTTCTTCACCTTCTCAGCCTTGGGCTTGGCGTCGGCGCTGGCGTCCTCGATCACGCCACGGGCGACCATCAGCCGGGCGATCTCCGTCTGGTGCATATTGATCTGCTCATCGATCCATAATAGATAGTTCATCATCATTCCCCTTCCGGGTCGTTAGAGGTTGGTTTCCAAAGTCTTATTTGTCTTTTTTGACTATCCTCAGTTCTAGCCCGAGGGTCTGGAGGATTGGGAACAGGGTGGTCGGCCTTGGCCACCTTGTCTTTCCGCTTGCGAGGTTGTGGACGGTGCTTGTGCTTATCTTGCATCTGTCAGCGATGTCCTTGTAGCCGAACTTATCCCCGAAGATTCCCTTGCGCACTTCCTCGATCAACGCTTCTGGCGTTGTATACGATTTCGGGCGACGGGAGGTAGCCAATTTGATCACGTTGCTCATGATTCCCCTCAGAATGGTATTTCGTCATCGTCGAGCCACTCCCGCTTCTGCTGCGGCTTAGACTCAGGCTTCTCTTCGCGCCGTTGCGCCGGACGCTGTTCCTCACGTTCTTCCCGGTCGCCCTTGGACTGCAGCTGGACGTTACCGCTGAATTGCTTTACGACGATCTCGGTATAGTAAACCGCATCGTTCTCGCCGCGTTCCCACTTGCGGGTTTCGATCGTACCCTCAACGCAAACCTGATCGCCCTTACGTGCGTAGTCCGCAATGAACTTTGCGGTCGTCGGATTAAAGATCACGACGGTGTGCCATTGGGTACGCTCCTGGCGCTCGCCGGTCTGTTTGTCCTTCCACGATTCTGACGTTGCCACACGTAACGTGACCACATCATTTCGCTTCACGTCGGGGTCAGCGCCGAGCCGCCCCACGATAATCGCCTTATTCACATTGATCGCCATTACCATCTCCTAATTAGAGCTATCAGCTTACTATCATTCGGCCTGAGAAGAAACTCAAGAACGCTTACCAGCTCTGCTGGTATTTCCAGTGCAGCGTCCAGAAGTCAGCATACAGATCGTGCAGCTTGTCGTCCACCACGCTATCTTTGAAGTTATCGTAGTCGATATCCATGACCCGATCAGCGACCATCTTAGCGAACGCCTTACGAGCCACAAAGACCCGGTAGGCATAGTCTGTGTTCTTCGAGGAGAAAATCTTCTTCCCCGGAAACAGTTTCTGCAGGTGCTCCTTCTTACGAGCGCGGACCTTGAGAATATTGGGGTCCGTGTCGGAGTTAACCGCCGACACGAAACCATCGTTAAAGCAGATCCACATGATTATGCCTCCACCTTAACGCCTGCATCGACCATAGCGCGGTAATGCACATACGCGCCGGGCACACCACCGACCATACCCATTGCGGTAGCCTCGTTGAAGTTTTCTTCGGTATAGTTACCGATAAAGGCACCGGCCAAATGCGGCAGCAGCGCAGCCCACTCCGGCGTAGCGCGGAGCACATCGAACGAGAGGCAATTTTCATCGTTAGCAACCGGCGCTTCCCATACCTTGAGCACGGCAATAGCCGCCTCGACCGCATAGACGCTCGAATACCGATGAGGAACCGGCGCGAAGAAATCAGCTTCGGGGTCAGACGTAGTATAATATTCACCATCCTCTTCGAACGCGATGACGAACCAGCCATCGTTATCGAGCGTAGGATAGAGAGTCGTGGACCAGAGGGCAAATTCGTTTTCCATTACATAACTCCTAAGAAAAAGGGCAGGATTACCCCTGCCCTGATATGTAGCCTGTTAAGAGATAAATGTAAAGCGATATGTTAGGCGGAACGAAACAATTGCTTGGGTCGCCCTTGCCCCAGCCGCGCCCGCTCGTACTTATCAAATTCGCAGAGAATATTTTGGGTATCCTGCCCATCCGGGGGATACCAGCCTTCGACTGCGAAGAGTGGGGCAAGCTCCTGCCTCAGTTCGCTCACGCGCAGCCTGAATTCGTCTTCCTTCCAGCCTTGCCCGGTAGGGCGATCCATCAGCCGGTTCAGTCCCCTACGGCTTCCTGGCCCACTCGCACAGAAGGACAGCAAATCGCTCGCCGTGCGTAGCGCCCCGTGGTGTTTGATATCGGCTATGACCTGAGCGGACATGAAGCTGGCAAGACCGTACCAAAGCCCCAGCTGCATATGCCAGGACGTCAGCGTATCCCCCGGAAGAGGCCGTACCCGCTCACGCGCCTCCCAGAGAGGCTGGAAGACCTGCTCGGCTAGGTAAATGGCCTTGCTACCCTTGTGCCGGGTGCCGATCATATAGGCTGCGCCGAATGTCTTCTTACCGGCTATCCGCCGCGATTCAGCGATTTCTATGAATCTGTCTTTATTCCACGGTAGTGTAGCACCACCAAGAGCTTCCAGCATGGGGATGTTGTTCATGTGCCGGGCAACGACGAATGCGTGCCACAGATCAGGATCATCCGCATTCGGCTCGCGCCAGTTTTCACGCAACCATGCGGTCACGGTATCTAGCTCGCGATACACGTTACAGAATCGATAGTGCTTGAGGATGTGATCGTCTGTCCACATGGCGGGATCAAGCCCTGCCTTGCGGCGCAAATAAATCGTGTGCCGCTTCTGAGCAAATGCCCAGATATCGTACACACGCATACGTGAAAGGGACCCGTCGCCCCCGTGGGACGACGGATCAGTAGAATTAAGCTGCGGCCGAAGTTGCGGCCTTGCGGCTTTTCT